TAGATGGCTCGCACTACTTTTTCGGGACCAGTAGCTTCAGAAAACGGTTTTGTCACCGGCACCGCTGCTGCGCCCTATGTAACGACTTCCTCGACAACCACGGGAACCGCCACTCGAGGCGCTTCCTTCATCATCAACCCGACTGCCGCTTTTGGTAGCAGCACGGCAACTGACCCCTCAAGCGCCCAAGGTATGGCCGGCCAAGTCTTTGGCACTGGCAACCAGACTTCCACGGCGACTTATTACATCGGTGTCATGGGCCGTTATCTGATGACTGGCACCAATGCATCAACCTTTGCTAAGGCTGGTGTAATGGGTGTGGTTGGCAATGTAACCACAACGGCTGACGCAGCTGTGATGGCCTGGATGGACGGCGATGGCGGCACAACAACTGCCCGCGCTGGTTTTGGTATCGGCATGACCCAATCGACTGCGGCATCCGGCTTTGATTATGGTATGGACCTCAAGCTCCAAGACGCCGTCGGCGGTGGTGGCTCGATTCAGCCGTACAAGAAAGCCGAAATGCGGATGTCGAGCGATGTTTGCGTACTGGTTGGTGCTGGCGCTCCGGTAAACGGAACGACCGGAGACAACTACGCAGGCGTTGGTTCTCTGTATGTTGATAGCACTGCTGGTGTTCTTTACATCAACACCGGTGCGATCAGCAATCCGACCTGGACCGTTGTAGGAACTCAGACCTGATGTTGACGCATAAAGATCCTGAGGTTCAAACAATCTTAGGTCTAGTCGAAGGTCAGAGAGACTACGCAATGGGTATCGCAGCAAGTTTGGCAAAAGAAAATGCGGAGTTAAAAGCCCGCATTGCCGAATTAACCAAATCACAGGAGCCAGAAAATGGGTCAGTTTAAGCCGATGGTCAAAATGATGACCACAGAGCCATCTATTGAGTTAAAGCTCAAAAAAGGTGGAAAAGTAGAAAAGAAAATGCAAATGGGCGGAGCTCTTGCCCCGACCGCTACCCCGATGCCGGCAGGTATGCCTGCTCGCGGTGGTGATATGGCTGGTAAAGCCCCGATGCGTCCTCCGCTGTCCGCTCGTCGTCGCATGATGCGCGGTATGGGTGCCGGTCCTGCCGCTCCCGTAGGCCGTGCAGCTGCCATGATGAAAAAGGGTGGCGAGGCTGAGGAGTCGATGGCCGAGCATAAGGCCGAGGCAAAAGCCACATCCGATGTCGCCAAGAAACTTAAAGAGCATGCCGGTAAGCCTGCCTCTAAAGCTCACAAAGGTCTGAAGACTGGCGGTGTAGTTAAGGGTCAGGGCGGTTACGCAACCGGCGGTGTGGTGTACGGCCAGGGCGGATATAAGTACGGCGGCAAGGTTATGAAAAAGGCCGCTGGTGGCATCATCACCGAGAAAGAAGGTTCCCGTGACGCTGGTGAGTACAAAAACACCAAGATGGTCACGACCAAGCCTGATCACTCGCCTGCCAAAACAGGTGGAGTGAAGCTGGGTAACGGTGGCGGCTACAAGAAAGGTGGTGCCGCAAAAAAGTATGCTAAGGGTGGAGCGGTAAATGACTCGGGTAAGGCAGAAAGCATGCCCCAGGGTCATAAAACCCCGTCTACACCCGTAAGCATCAGCAAACTTTCCGGTACCTTCAAAAAAGGTGGCGCGGTCATGACGCCTGCTGAAAAGCGGCTGCATAGCCAATTTAAGAAAGAAAACGCCCCCGCTATGAAGGCTGCTAAGACTAAAGATGTAGAGGTCTACAGCAAGTACGGAAAGAAAATGCGGTCTGGTGGCTCAGTTAGTGATTCTGAGCGCAAAATGCAAGAAAAAGCTCAAGGCCAAGGCGTTAAGTCTGATTTCGAGCGTCGTATGTTTCAAGAGATGCTTGATGAAATTCAAAAACCTGTCAGAAGATTTGGTGATAGTGTCACCGAAACTGAAAAATCAGTAACGGTTACACCTGGCAAAAAGCGCGGCGGTAGAGTGAAGTGCTAAACAAGGTAGGGGCTTCGGCCCCTGCTTTTTAAGGAACAAACGATGAAACTACAAACCGTAACTCAAGTGGGAGTTGGTTCCAGCACCCCGATTGTCATGAATTTGAACGCCACGCCGTTTAATGTTGGCTTTGGTGTTGTAAAGACTGGAACTGTGGACTTCACAGTTCAGCATACATTTGATGACCCAGCGGGAAGTTTTACAACTTGGTTTCCGCATCCAACTGTAGCCGCACAAATTGCGAACGCAGATGGTAACTATGCGTTTCCGGTGACAGCAATTCGTATCACCATGAACTCGGGCGATGGAACCGTAGTTCTTAAACTTATTCAGGCTGGAATTGCGTAATGTCTCACGGTGGCGTTGGTTTTGAATTCGTAGCAAATTTTGCTAATACTTACCCGGGCACTGCCTCAGGTGTAGTGGCTGACGCTCACAACGGATTTGGCGATGATGTAGGCGGTCAATCCGTAATTGTTAGAGGACCAATTCCACCACCAGGCGGCCCGTATTACATTCTCATGGAAGACGCCGGATATGTTTTGCAAGAGAATGACGACAAGATTGAGTTGGAGTCCTAAATGGCAGATACCAAGATCTCAGCAATGACCGCGGCAACGCTGCCGTTAACTGGGGCTGAATTAGTTCCCATCGTTCAAACCGGTGACAACAAAAAGACAACCGTGGGCGACATCATTGCTTACAACCGGGCTTATGGCTCTTGGAGCGATAGTACAGACCAAACAGGAAGCATTTCTGCTGGCACCGCAATTACTTACAACACTCAAGATGTATCAGATGGTGTAACGCTAGTAAGCGGTTCTCAAATTACAGTTCCAAATACTGGAATTTATGATTTGCAATTCAGTGCTCAGTTAAAAAATGTAGACAATAGCCAACATGAGGTTGTGATCTGGTTCAAAGTTAATGGCTCTGATTTGGCAAATTCGGCAACGATTGTTACGGTGCCCGCCAGAAAAACATCAAACATTTTTGGTTACATGGTTGCAGCTTGGAATATCTTTTTGGACCTAAATTCTGCTGACTATGTGCAGATTTTTTGGCTGCCATCATCGACTCAGGTAACGCTTGAACATTTGCCGGCGTCGGTAACACCAGCTTACCCAGCAATTCCTTCAATAATTGTTAGCGTTCAACAGGTAGCTTAAATGCCAGCCAAGTCAAAAGCTCAGTTTAGGCTCATGAAGGCTGCCGAGTACAACCCAAAGTTTGCTAAGAAGGTTGGGATTAAGCCGTCTGTAGCAGCTGAGTTTACTGAGGCCAATGTAAGCAAAAAGGCTTATGCCAAACTGCCTGAGAAAATGAAAAAAGGCGGTGATGTTAGCCTTGCAATCGGTCGCGGCGAAAAGCTGCCGGCAAGCCAAGGTGCAGGACTAACCGCAAAGGGTCGGGCAAAGTACAACCGGGAGACCGGATCAAATCTGAAGGCACCACAACCTCAGGGGGGAAAGCGCAGGGATTCTTTCTGCGCACGAATGGGGCCAGTTGCTGAGAAAAGCGAGCGCGGAAGTAGGGCCCGCGCTTCCATGAAACGCTGGAATTGTCCGGGGTGGTAAATGGCGTACTCAGGAACCGTTTCAACCACGGTCATCAATGTTCAAACCATGATCGACCATGGAGCTCGCAGATGCGGAAAGCTAGCTGAGGAGCTTACATCCGAGCAGGTTTTGTCTGCCCGGGAGTCGTTGTATTTTGCCTTGTCTGCCTTAGCAAACCGGGGCATCAATTACTGGGCAATTAATAAGAAGGTTTTTGGTCTGAAGGCCGATCAGTACATATATTACATGCCTTTAGGCTGTATTGATGTCCTGAATGTGCTTTATCGCACCATGAACCGTCCGAGCGGCGATTACGCCACAAGTGCAGGGGGGACAGTTAGCTTTGTCGCAGACTCCGATATTGACACTTATTGTCAACAAACCTCAGCCAACGGAAACATCTCCGTCTTCTATGGCACTGACAATCCTATTTACGCCGGTTCTATTGGCATACTGCCTTATGTTGCAGGTGGTGGTTCTGCTACTTGGTCTCTCATCTATGAGTATTCGGTTGACGGAACAACCTGGAGGACGCTCGAGGACCTGGGGCAAGTAGTCGTAACCGATAACGAGTGGATTTGGACTGATGTCGATCCTGGCCAAACGGTAGAGTATTACCGGGTCAGGGCTTACAGCGGCACGACCCTAGCCCTGCGTGAGTGGTATGTTGGTAATAACGCCCGCCTGATTCAGATGGCTAGGCTTAACCGGGACGACTACACAAACCTGCCGAATCAAAACTTTACGGCTAACCAGCCCTATCAGTTTTGGTTTGACCGCACGATCCCGCAGCCAACTATGTACCTATGGCCAGTGCCAAACGACCCGTTTATCCAAATGACGGTTTGGTACTCCAGGCAGATCATGGATGTCGGGGCCCTGACGGACGAGCTGGAAGTGCCTCAGAGATGGTACGAGGCGGTGGTATTCATGCTTGCCCATCGGATGGCTTTAGAGATGCCAAATGTGGCCCCAGATCGGATCGCTTACCTTGAAAAGATGTCAGACCGTTACATCTACGAGGCAGAGCAAGAAGAGCGCGATAAGTCGCCTATTTACTTTGCGCCTAACATTGCGG